TTTTATAATGATTCAGTCGAAGTTTCTAAAATCGCTTTGAGTTTATCACCGTCTGAAGAATCGTCAGTAACAACAAGAACAAATTATATTATGTCGCTTCTTCACGCAAATATGCCAGAAGAAGCGTTAAAGCAAATATCAATCCAGGAACAATACCTTCCTAGAAATGTTAGATTGTTGTTAGATAAATCGTTCGCTAAATTTTTGAATAACGAAAAGGTTGAATCGGAATTATTATTAAGAAATTCTTTAGAACGTTTTGATTTATCTGATATAGAAAAGACTAAAATTAAATTCAACCTCGGAACGCACCACTTATATAAGGACGAATTCCAAACTGGATTAAAATTATTCTTATATGAGGGAAGTACTCTTAATAGTTGGAATATAGATGGAATATTTACACGTGATACATTTAATGAAAAATATAAACATAAAATAAAGAAGTGGGAAGGGGAAACTGTTTCTGATGCTAACATTCTTTGTTATGCTGAAGCAGGTATTGGCGACGAGATAATCAATGTTCGTTTTATGGATGAAATTAAGAAACGTGGAATGAATCCAATTTGGATGAATGATATGAATACAAGGAACGACCTTGTTGAAATATTTAGAGAAAATGGGTATGAAGTTATAACATCTCTTGAAGAAACAGATCAATACGATAACCTATATCATTGTCACACAATGACAATTCCAGTCCTAATGGGTTTAGAATATGAAGATTTGTGGAAGGGGACATATCTTAAAGCAAACCCCGATTATGTTGATAAGTGGAAAGATAAGACTAAAACGAATAAGAAACTGAAGGTCGGTATCAGATGGAGAGGTGTTCCTGATTATGATCAAGACTTACACCGATCAGTTCTGTTGAAAGATATTTACGAATCTGTCAAACATTTAGATGCAGAATTCTATTCGTTACAGATTGATAATTATGACGAAATTGACGACTTCCCTGGATTAATTGATTTGCACGACGACTTAGAAAATTGGCACGATACGTTTGGGTTAATTGAGAATTTAGATTTCGTCATATCATCTTGTACTTCTGTTGCTCATGCATCTGCTTCTACTGGAAAGAAAACGTTTGTGTTTGTTCCTATTACTGCTTATTATGTTTGGTCGCACAGTATGGAACAGAGTCCTTGGTATGGGGATAACGTAACTATTCTAAGACAAAACAAACCAAGAGTCTGGGATGAACCGTGTAAAAAGTTAAAGGATACCCTTTTGTTAGATTATAAATAGTTCTATACATTAATTCCGGAACTATTCAATGGCAAATCCAACAACTCGAGACGAGTTAAAAAAATACTGTCTAAGACGTTTAGGTGCACCAGTTATAGAAATTAACGTTGACGAAGATCAAGTGCAAGACCGCATCGATGATGCCCTTGCTTTCTACCACGACTATCACTACGACGGCACTGAGAGAACGTTCTTAAAGCATCAAATAACTGCTGACGATATTACTAATAATTATATCGCAATTCCCTCAACTATCAACAGCATCATTGACGTTATGCCTTTGGGTAATGATACAAGCACGAATAACTTATTTAATGTCAAATATCAAATTACATTAAACGACATTCAAAACTGGTCTGGTTATCAAATGTCGAATTATGTTATGTCGATGGAAAGAATCGCATTAATGCAGGAATTGCTTGTTGGAAAGCAACGACTTAGATTCAGTCGTCACACTGATAAAATGTATTTAGATATGGATTGGTCACGGGTATCTGTTGGTGAATATGTTATTATCGAATGTTATCAAGCAATGGACCCTGAAACTTATTCTCAGATTTACGGTGATTGGTGGTTGAGAAAATATACTACTGCATTGATTAAAAAGCAATGGGGTCAAAACCTATCTAAGTTCGAAGGAATGCAACTTCCAGGTGGAGTAACATTTAACGGACAACAAATACTTGCTGACGCAAACGAAGAAATTGCTAAACTTGAAGAAGAAGTAATTACGAATCAGGGTGGACTTGTATTCGACTTGACTGGTTAATCTATGCCTACTACTAACTTCTATTTTAATAATTTCGGAAACTCTGGGGAACAAACCCTCATTGAAGACTTAATCATTGAGAGCATTCAGATCTATGGCATAGAATGTTTTTACTTGCCTAGGACTATGGTTGCTGAAGATACATTATTCGGTGAAGATGTGCTATCTAAATTTGAAAACGCATATCCTCTTGAGATGTATGTCAAATCAACTGATGGGTTTGAGGGTGATGGGGACTTCTTATCTAAGTTTGGTTTAGAGATTAGAGATGAGATGGTATTGACTATTTCGCAAAGACGATTCGGTGAAGAGGTTGAGTTAGCAGATACTACTGAAAGTATTGGTAGACCTGCCGAGGGTGACTTAATATACTTCCCACTAAACGGTAAAACGTTTGAGGTTAAGTTTGTTGAGCACGAAGCAATCTTCTATCAGATGGGTGGTCTTCAGACTTACGACTTACGTTGTGAATTATTTGAATACAGTCATCAGGTTATCGATACTGGTATTGCTGATATTGATGTGCTTGAAGATACTTACTCAGGCGATATGAGATTCTTTGAGTTGCTTGATGAAGCAGGTAATACAATTGTATTCGAAAGTGGTGATAAGGCAATTCAGGATGGATTCCGTGTTGAAACTGCAGATAAGTCTGCTAACAACGAATTCTTCCAAACGTCATCAGCAGACTTTATAGATTTTTCAGAAGGAAATCCTTTCTCTGAAGGAATGGGTTGGTAAAATATGTTTGGACATTCATACTATCATAGTGCTATCAGAAAATATATTATTATGTTTGGAAATATGTTTAACGACATTGACATCCAACGTTATAATAAAGCAGGGGAATCTGTACAAACGATTCGTTTACCTATTGCTTATGGACCAAAGGAAAAGTTCCTTGCTCGTTTAAGAGAGGATCCTAGTCTTAATAAAAGTGTATCAATTCAATTACCTAGAATGTCATTCGAAGTCACAGAGATGACGTATGCCCCAGAAAGAACGTTGAACAAAATGCAACGTAACACTTCTATTGGTTCTGGTGCTAACACTAACCGTTCACAGTTTACTCCAGTTCCTTATGATATTAATATTTCTTTGTATGGAATGTTTGATAACAATGAGGATGCTGTACAAGCAGTTGAACAGATACTACCTTTCTTCAGACCAGAGTGGACTAACTCAGTCAAACTTGTTCCTGAGATTGGTGACTACTATGACATTGCAACAGTAATGACGGGTATGAGTATTGAGGATACGTATGAAGCAGACTTCCAATCTAGACGTGCTATTATATACACTTACAACTTCACGGTTAAAGGTTATATCTTTGGACCAGTAAGTAATAAGGGTGTCATTAAGAGAACGGTGCTTGACTTGACTGCTTCTTCAAACACTTCGTTCGTTAAAACTGAAGGTCCACAGTCTAAGATACACTTAACACCTGGACTATTAGCAAATGGTAGTCCAACTTCTAACTCAAGTGCTAGTGTTGCTGCGAGTGGCATCACTTCTAACTCTGATTATGGTTACGCCTTTGACAAGTGGGACTACTTTGACGGTAAGAATCGACACAATCATTAAATTATGGATAAATTATGGCAACAAACCTCACAAATAACCTGAATGACATTTTCGATGTCGAAGCAGAATTAATAGATACTGAAACAGCAATCTCCACCGCAGTTGTACATAGTAACAACAAGCAAGAGGATATTAATGATGACTATCAATTTGCTAGGGAAAACCTTTACAGTGTAATTGATAAAGGAACTCAGGCACTAGACTCACTACTAGAACTAGCAAAGGTATCTGAACACCCCAGAGCATTCGAAGTAGTTGCTACTCTATCAAAAACCTTAATGGATGCGAATAAAGATTTGTTATCCGTTCAAAAGAAAGTAAAAGAATTACAAAAGGAAGGAGAGGATTCTGGTGGTTCAACACCTCAGAATGTTACCAACGCATTATTCGTAGGCAGCACTGCTGACTTACAAAAGATGCTTAAAGATTGACATACTAGTCGTTATAAGGTATAATAAAAGTATTACATTATAAAAGGATATATTATGGATGAAGATAATTGGCAGAAGATAGGTTTTACTTGTAGTTCGTTCGACTTATTACATGCAGGTCACGTTGCTATGCTTAAAGAGTGTAGTGAAAATTGTGATAGACTAATCGTTGGTCTTAACGTTAATCCTCATAAGAATGGTAGATATCCAGTACAGAGTGTAGTTGAAAGATATGCTCAATTGTCAGCAGTTAAATATGTTGATGAGATTATCCCCTACAATACTGAAGCAGAGTTGATTGATTTACTTCAACTGTATCATATTGACGTAAGGTTTATTGGATCTGATTATAGAGATAGTTCTTTCACTGGTGACGACTTGC